ATCAGTTTGAACACCGACGAGAAAGACGACCCCATCTACTTCCGCCGTAAGGCGGCGTATTACTAAGGACAGACATGGCAACCAATATCGACAAAGCGCTTTACCAACAGCCCCAGGGCATTGACGAGTTGGGGGAGCAAGAGGAGCCGCTGGAGATCGAGATCATCGACCCCGAGGAAGTCAACATTGAAGGCCCAGGCTTTGCGATGTCCATCCGCCCAGGCGACGAAGAAGACGACACATTCAATGACAACTTGGCCGAGGATATGGACCAGTCTGCCTTGGACACCGTGGCCGGGGACTTGGCAGGAGACATTGAGAACGACAAGAACTCCCGCAAGGACTGGGAGAAAGCCTACACAGAGGGCTTAAAACTGTTGGGCCTCCAGTACGAGGAGCGCACGGAGCCGTGGAACGGCGCGTCTGGCGTGTTCCACCCAATGATTACCGAGGCGGTTGTGCGCTTCCAGTCTGAGACGATCACAGAGACCTTCCCCGCGCAAGGCCCGGTGCGGACAAAGATACTGGGCAAGCAGACCCCACAGAAACAAGAAGCCGCTGTTCGTGTTGAGTTCGACATGAACTACGAGTTGACAGAGGTAATGCGGGAATTCAGGCCAGAGCATGAGCGCATGCTGTGGAGCCTGCCAGCCACGGGGAGCGCGTTCAAAAAGGTGTACTACGACCCAAGCCTGGGGCGTCAGGTGTCGATGTTCATCCCCGCAGAAGACATCATCCTGCCCTACGGGGCCACGGACTTGGACACTTGCTACCGCGTCACCCATGTGATGCGCAAGACCAAAAATGAGATTGTGAAACTCCAGAAAGCCGGGTTCTACCGCGACGTTGAGTTGCCCGATCCGTCCAAAGAGCAAACCAACATCCAGAAAGCCAAGGACAAAGAGACGGGGTTCAGTGACCTGAACGACGAACGCTATATCATCTTTGAGTGCCACGTTGACCTGGACTTGGACGGCTACCAAGACAAAGACGGTGACGGGGAAGAGACAGGTATTGCTCTGCCATACGTAGTTACCCTAATAAAAGGGACCAATGAGGTGTTGGCCGTACGCCGCAACTGGAAGGAAGATGATGACCTGCGACTCAAGCGACAGCACTTTGTCCACTACCAATACATCCCAGGATTCGGGGCTTATGGCTTTGGTCTTTTCCACCTCATCGGTGGGTTTGCCAAGTCTGCAACCAGCATCATGCGCCAACTGGTCGATGCGGGTACGCTCTCCAACCTGCCGGGGGGTCTCAAAACTAGAGGGCTTCGCATTAAGGGTGATGACACACCGATTCAACCCGGCGAGTTCAGAGACGTAGACGTTAGTTCTGGGGCGCTCAGAGACAACATTCTGCCCTTGCCGTACAAGGAGCCAAGCGGCGTTCTGTATCAGTTGCTGGGCACCATCGTGGAGGAAGGCAGACGTTTTGCCGCCACGGCGGACATGAAGGTCTCGGACATGAGCGCACAAGCGCCCGTGGGCACGACCCTGGCGTTGCTTGAGCGGCAGTTGAAGGTGATGTCGGCTGTCCAGGCCCGGTTGCACTACAGCTTCAAGCAAGAGTTGCAACTGCTGGCCGGGTTGATTCGGGACTACACAGACCCCGAGTACGACTACGACCCAGACAAGTCCACCCGACGCGCCAAGCAAGAGGACTACAACCACGTTGACATCATCCCGGTGAGCGACCCCAACGCGGCCACCATGAGCCAGCGGGTTGTGCAGTACCAAGCCGTGATCCAGATGGCACAGATGGCCCCAGACATCTACGACTTGCCCCAGTTGCACCGCCAGATGCTGGAGGTCTTGGGGATCAAGGACGCAGACAAGCTCGTGCCCCTGCCTGACGACCAAAAGCCCAAAGACCCTGTGACTGAGAACATGGCCGCGCTCAAGATGGAGCCGCTCAAAGCGTTCTTCTACCAAGATCACGAGTCGCACATCAAGGTGCACATGATGGCTATGCAAGACCCCATCGTCATGCAGTTGATTGGCCAGAACCCCAAGGCACCGCAGATTCAAGCAGCCATGATGGCGCACATTTCTGAGCACGTAGGCTTTGCGTACCGCCAGAAAATTGAGCAGCAGCTTGGTATGCCTCTGCCCCCAGCAGACGAGAAACTGCCTCCGCAGATCGAGGTGGCGCTGTCAGGGATGATGGCCCAGGCGGCACAGCAAGTGCTCCAGCAAAGCCAACAGCAAGCTGCGCAACAGCAAGCCCAACAACAAGCGCAGGACCCGGTGCTACAGATGCAGCAGCAGGAGTTGCAGATTCGTCAGCAAGAAGTGCAGATCAAGGACAAGGAAGTTACTGGCAAGCTGGCCGTTGAGAACAAAAAAATCCAGAACAACGCACTGGCGCAAGCGGGCAAACTCAAGATGGACAACAGGAAACTTCAAGTAGATGCGTTAACCAAAGCAGGCGACATGAAGTTTCGTAAACAAGAAATGAGTATGCAGACCAACCAACCACGAAAGGAAACCCCTAAACAATGATCCAAGATTTCGCACGCGTATTGCGCGAACAAATACGCACCGACATGAACAACTACGCAGATGACTGCGCGGGTGGTGCGTGTCGCAATTTTGAAGAGTACCAAAAACTTTGCGGAACCATTCAGGGTCTGGCCATCGCAGAGCGTTACATCATTGACCTTGCAGAGAAAGTTGAAAAATCCGATGAGTGAACTCGTACTTGAACCGGGGCAATTTGCCCTGCCTGAAGCAATCCAATCCGTCGATGCTCCGGCAAAAGACGCAAACAACGATGAGAAAGCCATCATGCTGCCAGAGCCAACAGGCTGGAAGCTGCTGTGTGTGGTGCCCGACATATCTGAAAAGATTGATGGCACGGAGCTTGATCTCGTGAAGGCATCGTCCGTCATGCGCCAAGAAGAACACGCCACAACTGTTCTGTTTGTGCTCAAGGTCGGACCTGACGCATACAAAGACACCTCCAAGTTCCCCGCAGGCGCGTGGTGCAAGGTAGGCGACTTTGTGCTGGTACGTACCTACTCGGGTACGCGCTTCAAGATTTTCGGTAAGGAGTTTCGCTTGATTAACGACGATCAAGTCGATGCTGTTGTGCAAGACCCTCGCGGGTTAACCCGCGCTTGATGGAGTAGACATGGCTGAACAATACAAGTTCCCAGACGAACTGGACGACGAAAAGACCTCCCAGGTCAATGTGTCCGTGGAGGACGACGGAGACGTAGAAGTCGAAGTCATTGACGACACCCCTATACAAGACAGAGGCCGCAAGCCTTTGGACCGGGAGGTGGAAGACCCCACAGACGACGAAATCGAGACCTACTCCGATAAAGTTAAAGGGCGCATCAAGGAGTTGACCCATGCCCGTCACGACGAGCGCAGGGCCAAAGAATCCACCATGCGTGAGAAGCAAGAACTCGAGCGTCTTACACAGCAGCTTATTGACGAGAACAAAAAGTTAAAACAGTATGTTTCAACTGGGTCTGAACAGTACGGCACCATGGCCAAAACAGCGGCGGAAGCCGAACTGGAGAAAGCCCGCCGCCAGTACAAGGATGCCCAGGAAGCGTTTGACACGGACGCCATCATTGCAGCCCAGGAAGCACTAACTGACGCCAAGTGGAAGTTGGAGCAAGCGAAAAGTTTTCGCCCGCCCCCTTTACAAACTGAAGAATATGATGTACAAACGCGTCAAAGCGCACCCGAACAGGCGCAACCAGACGAAAAAACCCTGCGCTGGCAGGCAAAAAACCAGTGGTTTGGCGCAAACGGGTTCGAAGAAGTTACCAGCTTTGCACTAGGGCTGCATCAAAAACTAGTCAACAACGGGGTCGATCCCCGCACTGATGAGTATTTCGAGCAAATTAATGCTCGCGTGAAGTCGAAGTTCCCCGAAGTTTTCGGTGGTACAGAAGACAAGCCAAGGTCGGGTGATTCCCCAAGACGACCTGCTGCCGTTGCAGCGCCCGCGACCCGTTCGTCGGGTGCCAAGAAAGTCCAATTAACTCAGACCCAGGTCGCACTGGCAAAGAAATTTGGATTAACCCCGCAGCAGTATGCTGCTCAAGTAGCAAAATTGGAGAGTCAAAATGGCTGAAAACCGTACCCCCCGTGATCTCGTGTCACGCGACAAGCAAACCCGTTATGTGTATACGCCTTCCTCGGCACTGCCTGATCCGACCCCGGAGCCAGGATATGTGTACCGCTGGGTGGCCACCCACGTATTAGGGCAAGCTGAACCCACCAACGTGTCTCGAAAGATGCGCGACGGTTGGGAGCCAGTCAAGGCAGAAGATCATCCGGAATTGATGATTGAAGGCAATGCGAAGACCGGGAACGTCGAAATTGGCGGACTCATGCTTTGCAAGATGGTGGCGGAACGGGCACGCGCTCGGGACGATTACTACGACCGACAAGCACAAAACCAGATGGAATCGGTGGACAACCACTTCATGCGAAACAATGATCCTCGTATGCCCTTGTTTGCGGACCGCAAGTCCACAGTCAGCGGCGGCAGGGGGTTTGGTTCAGGTTCTAAATAAACAAGGAGTCCTTAAATGGCATCAGTAGCATCCCCGTACGGGCTAAAACCCGTGAATGAGCTGGGCGGCACACCATATGCAGGTGCAACCCGTTCGTATCTCATCGACCCCGCAGGCACTGCCGCAAACATTTACAACGGTTCGCCCGTATATGTGAATGCAAACGGCTATTTGGCTGTGGCCACCGCCACTGGCGCTGATGCGACCACCAACGGCTTTCCTACTGGCACCGCTAACACGGGCATCGTAGGTGTGTTTGTTGGCTGTTCTTACATCAACGCACAAGGCCAAGTGATCTACGCTCAGTACTACCCCACGGGTACCACTGGTGTGGTTAATGCCTACGTTGTGGATGACCCCGGTGTTGTGTTCCAAGTTCAGTCTGCTGGCTCTGTCACGCAAGCTGCTGTGGGCGCAAACGTGTTTTTCACAACCAGCGCTGTGGCAACTGGCAGCACATCCACTGGTAACTCTACGGCTTCTGTCGTGGCAGGTTCCTCGGCTGTGACCACTACCGCAGCATTCCGTGTTGTTGGGTTCGTTGATATGCAAGGTTTCTCGGTTGTGGGCGACGCCTACACCGACATTCTGGTCAAAATCAACCCCGGCTATCACTCATTTACCAACGCAGTTGGCCTGTAAGGAGTAACTCAAAATGGCAATTTCACGCGCACAACTACTTAAAGAGTTGCTCCCTGGTCTGAACGCTTTGTTCGGTTTGGAATACGCTCGCTACGGCGAAGAGCACAAAGAAATCTACGAAACTGAGAAATCAGAGCGTAGCTTCGAAGAAGAGACCAAGCTTGCTGGTTTCGGTGCTGCTCCCGTCAAGAACGAGGGTTCCGCCATCTCCTACGACAATGCGCAGGAAGCGTTCACCGCCCGTTACAACCACGAAACCATCGCCCTGGGCTTCTCGATCACCGAGGAAGCTGTGGAAGATAACTTGTATGACTCCTTGTCTGCTCGTTACACCAAAGCCCTGGCCCGTGCGATGTCCTACACCAAGCAAGTTAAAGCCGCAGCCGTCATCAACAACGGTTTCAACGGTTCGTACTTGGGTGGTGACGGCGTGACCTTGTTCGGTAACAACAGCTCCAGCACTCGTGTTGGCCACCCCTTGGTTAATGGCGCTGTCAACTACAACAGCCCCACCACTGGCGTGGACTTGAACGAGACCTCTTTGGAAAATGCCGTGATTCAAATCGCTGCATGGACCGATGAGCGCGGTCTGTTGATCGCTGCCAAGCCCCGCAAGATGGTCATCCCCCCAGCACTGATGTTCGTTGCCAAGCGTTTGCTTGACACTGAACTGCGTGTCTCTACTGCTGATAACGACATCAACGCTATCAAACAGATGGGTGCGATTCCTGAAGGCTACTGCGTCAACCACTTCTTGACCGATTCGAACGGCTGGTATTTGATTACCGACGTTCCCAACGGCATGAAGCATTTCGAGCGTATGCCCCTGGCAAACTCGATGGACGGCGACTTTGATACGGGCAACGTCCGTTACAAGGCTCGTGAGCGTTACAGCTTCGGCTGGTCTGATCCCCTCGGCATGTGGGGTTCCGCAGGCGCTTAATGTGTCTATGAAAAAGGGGCCTTGTGCCCCTTTTTCTTTTAGTGTATATTGCAACTATTCCGGGCTTCCCGGTGTATCTGACAGTCCCGGCTGACGACATGCAGACAGATACGCCCCACTTGCATGTAAGGAAATTATCATGGCACGCACTACGTTTCAAGGCCCAATTCGTTCATTGGGCGGCATCTATCAACAAGGCCCCGCGGCTGTCGTTGAAATCACTTCTAGCACCACGTTGAGCCCCGAAGCTCATGGTGGTCGCATTATCTCTGTTGGCGGCACATTGGCTGCTGCACTGACGCTGACATTGCCCGCCATCAACATGACGGCAAACCCCACCACTTCTGGCCCTGGCCAAGACCCCAGCACAGTTAACAACGAAGGTGTTTTGTACACCATCTGGGTTCCTACAACGATTGCCACTAGCTCGTTGAAAATTGGCACAAACGGTACTGACAAGTACGTTGGCTCAATCACCATGAACGACGTTGACGCAGACGGCGCAGCATTGGTTGGTTTCTTTGCCGCTGCTGCTAACGATTTCATCAATTTGAACGGCACGACCACTGGTGGTGTTGCAGGTTCATGGGTGCGGATTTTTGCAATTGCAGCTAACAAGTACATGGTTGAAGGCACAGTGCTTGGTACGGGTACTGTTGCAACCCCGTTTGCTAACTCTTAATCAACCCACTGGGGCTTCGGCCCCTGTTAAAAAAGGAGTTTGATTATGACGATGCAAACGGACGTTAAATCAGCGCACCGTAGTACCGCTGGGTCGTATCTTGCAGAACGCACACGACTAAAAGGTTTTGTTGTTACACCTGCTATAAGCACCGCGTGCACATTTGAAATTCGTAATGGCAGTGCTTCAGGCGCTGTTTTGTTTACGATGGACATTACAAGCCAAACAGTAGCCAACTCCACGTATGTCCTCGTCCCCGGCGAAGGTATTTTGGCGTCTGCGGGTCTGTATTTGACGCTGAGCGTTGGCTCGTTAACCAGTCTCTCGGTGTTCTATGGCTAAGTCACCTGCATGGCAACGCAAGGAAGGCAAATCGGAGAAGGGCGGCTTGAACGCCAAGGGTCGGGCTTCCTACAACAAAGCCAACCCCGGCAAGCCGGGTCTGAAAGCACCGCAGCCAGAGGGCGGCAGCAGGCGAGACTCTTTCTGTGCAAGGATGACTGGGATGAAGAAAAAGCTGACTTTCGAGAAGACAGCCAAAGACCCAAACAGTCGGATTAACAAGAGCCTGCGGGCTTGGAAATGTTGACATGAACCACGACGTAAAAACAATGGCTGACGGCGCTGCCGTAGTGATGGGCCTTGGTGGTTTCTTAGGGTGGATGACGCCCGTGGTAGCACTCATTGGTGGCGTGTTGACCATTGTGTGGATGGTTATCCGCATCTGGGAAACTGATACCGTACAACGGTGGGCGTATAAAGATGCCGTCAACAAGTAAGAAACAGCACAATTTCATGGCTGCGGTGGCCAACAACCCATCGTTTGCCAAGAAGGTAGGAGTCCCACAGTCCGTGGGCCAAGATTTCAGCAACGCCGATAAAGGCAAGTCTTTTAAAAGAGGTGGTGATATGGCAGGCAAAATGAACCCTTTCATGGAAATGATTGCTAAGAAAAAAGCAATGGGCACAAAGAAAATGGCGTCCGGTGGCATCACCAGCGCCAAGATGGGCAGCGTCAAAACTGGTTCCCCCAGCCGTGACGGCATCGCTTCCAAGGGTAAAACCAAGGGCACGATGGTCAAGATGGCTGGCTCCAAGCCCCTGGGCATGAAGTCTGGCGGTAAGTGCTGAGATGATGGCCAGCCGTGGGATGGGGGACATCAACCCCTCCAAAATGCCCGGAGCCAAGCGTAAGAAGCGCCGGGATGACACTGATTTCACTGAGTACAAAGAAGGTGGAACGGTGAATGCTGCGGGCAATTACACCAAGCCCGGTCTTCGCAAGAAGATCGTCTCCCAGGTGAAAGCTGCGGCCACACAGGGTACTGGAGCAGGTCAGTGGTCTGCTCGTAAAGCACAACTTGTCGCTAAGAAATACAAAGCGGCTGGAGGAGGTTATCGTGATTAAAGGACATACGGATGATTGCGCCGTGACGCAAGATGGCCCTTGCACTTGTGGCACAGACGAAGTTTTGGAAGAGTTGGCACTCGAAGATGCTGGTTTGACTGCCGAAGACTTTGAATGAAAGCGCCGCAGACTTCCCTTAAAAACTGGGGTGACCAGAAGTGGCGCACCAAGTCGGGGAAGCCTTCGTCAAAGACGGGGGAGCGGTATCTTCCAGAAGCGGCAATCAAGTCCTTGTCCCCTGCTGAGTACGCCGCTACCACCAAAGCCAAACGTGCGGGCAAGGCGGCAGGTAAGCAGTTTGTGGCGCAACCAAAAAACATTGCGAAGAAAACGGCAGGATTTAGATAATGGCAGTCACCTCTGGACAATCAGGCTTTAACCTCGACCTCACTGAGTTGGTCGAGGAGGCGTTTGAGCGTGCGGGTTCAGAGATGCGCACGGGGTATGACCTGCGAACTGCGCGTCGGTCCCTTAACTTACTGTTTGCTGACTGGGCCAACCGTGGCGTCAACATGTGGACGTTTGAGCAGGGGACGATTACCCTGACACAAGGGTTAAACACCTACGCTGTTCCCAGCGACACCGTGGATTTGTTGGATCATGTGATCCGCACCAATGCCAACATCCTGTCCAACCAAGCGGACTTGACCATCACGCGCATCAGCGTGTCCACCTACGCCACCATCCCCAACAAACTCAACCAAGCCCGGCCTATTCAGGTCTGGTATCAGCGCTTGGATGGACAAGTTGCCACCACCACTTCGACGTTTGTGTCTCAAGACCTGACTGCCGCGACGATTACGTTGAACTCGGTTGTCGGGCTCCCGGCCATTGGGTACGTGGACATCGTGGCCACAGGCGGCACAGAGACGGTGTTTTACAACTACATTTCAGGGAATACCCTAAGTAACGTGTTTCGTGCGCAAAACGGCACGACCCAACAGACACCTACGGCGGGCAACCCCATCCGCGTCAACAACGTCCCCCGTGTCACCGTGTGGCCCACACCTGACGGCTCCCAGACCTACCAGTTTGTCTACTGGCGCATGCGCCGGGTGCAAGATGCTGGCGGTGGCGTGAACGTCATGGATGTTCCCTTCCGCTTTATCCCCTGCATGGCCGCAGGACTGGCCTATTACATTGCGCTCAAGATTCCTGGCGGCATAGACCGTCTGGGCGTGCTCAAACAGCAGTATGACGAAGCCTGGATGTCGGCTGCGGATGAAGACCAAGAACGTGCGTCCCTGCGGCTTGTGCCCAGGCAGATGTTCATTGGGGGTACGTAGTGGGTAACAGGTTTGCGTCTGGCAAGAACTCAATTGCGGAGTGTGACCGTTGCGGGTTTCGCTTCAAATTGACTGCGCTGCGCAAAGAAGTTGTCAAGACCAAGGTATATGATCTCAAGGTTTGCCCCCAGTGTTGGGACCCGGATCAGCCACAGTTGCAACTGGGTATGTACCCGGTGGATGACCCGCAGGGGATTAGAGACCCCCGGCCCGACATCAGCTACAAAGTGTCTGGTCGGACAGGTTTGCAGATCGTGCTGACCAACAGTTCGGCGGCTGATGCCCAAGGGATTCTCAGCGGGGGCAGCAGGATTTTTCAGTGGGGCTGGGCTCCTGTTGGGGGTTCAGAATTTTTTGATGCTGCTTTAACACCAAATAACTTGGTTTTAGGTGTGCAATTAGGTACAGTCACGGTAGTAACGACATAAGGAGTCGAAGATGGACAAGAAAGACTTGGCACAAGACAAGAAGATGGTCGCAGGCGCGGTGCATAAGCATGAGAAAAAAATGCACCCCGGTAAGCCCATGACCAAACTCAAAGCTGGCGGCAAGACCAACGGCGACATGCTGAAATACGGACGCAACATGGCCAAGGTCATGAACCAGCGGGGGAGTTGATATGGCTACTAAATTTGGACGCCCCGTCCCTACTGGGGAAAAGACCACTGCAACCCGCGTTGCTGGCCCGCAGCCAGTCACAGTAGCCAACGTGATTGTTGGTGAAGAGCCAGCCAAAGAGACGATGCGCAAAGCAAACGTGTCTGTGGGCAACACGCGCAGCCAGGACTACCCACCCATGAAGACCTCGGGTATTGTGGTTCGTGGCGGTAAAGCGCAGACCAAAGGCAAGATGGCCAGAGGCCCGATGGCATGAACTACACCGAGTTGTACAACACAATTCAGAGCTACACCGAGAATCAGTTTCCCGATGTGTACCTTGCGAGTGGGGGTACTGTGTCTGCAACGACACAGATCAATACTTTCATTACGCAGGCTGAACAACGTATATACAACTCGGTTCAATTCCCGTCGTTACGCAAAAACGTAACCGGGTTCACAACTACAAGCAACAAGTATTTGGCTTGTCCGTCCGACTTCTTGGCAACGTACTCAATGGCAGTGATTGCCGCAGACGGCTCATACGAGTACCTGCTGAACAAGGATGTGAATTTCATTCGTCAGGCGTATCCACAGCCTACAGACATCGCCATCCCAAAGTACTACGCGCTTTTTGGCCCGTCATACACCAACAGCGATGAGTTGTCATTCATCCTTGGTCCCACGCCTGATGCCGTGTACAACATGGAGTTGCACTACTTCTTCTATCCAGATTCAATCAGTGTTGCGGCGGATGGCCGCACTTGGCTGGGCGACAACTTTGACACTGTGCTGTTGTACGGGTCTTTGGTGGAAGCGTACATCTTTATGAAGGGTGAAGTTGACATCATCACCATGTACGAGACCAAGTACAAAGAAGCGCTCGCATTGGCTCAGCGCCTGGGCGATGGTCTGGAGCGCAGTGACGCATACCGCAGTGGGCAGTATCGTCAAGCGCCATTGCCACAAAATAATGGGGTGCGTTGATGGCGTTCCAGGGCAACTTTAGTTGCAACACACTTCGGTCAGGTCTGATAAATGGGTCGTTTGATTTCTCAACCGATGTTTTTTACTTGGCGCTGTACACCAACGCGGCCACACTTGACCAAAATACCACCGCGTACACTGCGGCTGATGAAGCGTCTGGGGGCAACTATGTTGCTGGTGGCCAAGTGGTTACTGCAACCATTGGTACGGAGTCGGCCTCTTCTGGAAGCATTGTGTTTATTAATTTCTCATCCCCGTCTTGGACGGGGGTTATCACTGCCAGGGGTGCTTTAATTTACAAGGCCGGGGCCAACGGCGCTGTGTGCGTTTTGGACTTTGGCAGTAACAAAACATCCACCAACACTTTTCCCGTGACGATGCCTGCAAACACAAGCACATCGGCACTCATTCGGCTTGTTTAAGGAGCGATCATGTTCAACGATAAAGTTAAATCCAAAGATGTTGTCACAAGCAGCTTGATTGCTGGTGGCTCTGCCGCTGATAGCGCAAGCGCAAAAGGCGTGTACAAAATCCAGTGCCATGATGCACAGGGCAATCTGAAGTGGGAAGACGCAGCCCCCAATCTGGTGGTCAACGTCGGTCTGCAAGACATGAATGCCAAGTACTTCACGGGCAGTGCTTACACCGCAGCTTGGTACATCGGTCTTTATGGCGCAGGGGCATCAAATACTCCTGCGGCTGGTGACACCATGTCTTCCCATGCGGGTTGGACTGAAGTTGTGGCCTACAGCCAAGCCACACGCCCTGCCTGTACGTTTGGAACCCCCACAACTGCTAACCCTTCAGTGGCTACAAACTCAGCTTCACCAGCTACGTTTAGCATCAACGCAACAACGACTGTGGGCGGGGCTTTCCTTACCAGCAACAGCACCAAGAGCGGAACAACTGGTACGTTGTACTCAGCCGCAGACTTTAGCGCCCCCGGGGATCGTGCTGTCACTAACGGCGACACCCTTTCTGTTACCTACACACTCAGCTTGGCAGGTTAATCATGGCAACAACATTTAAAAAAGGCGACGTTGTTAAAGCTGTCGCAGTCATTCCTCAAGGCCCGGTGCTTGCACTGCGCATGAGCGAAGAGGGTGTGTTTTCATATCTGATCGAGTGGACGGATACCGACGGAGCAACTCAACAACGCTGGTTTGAAGAGTCTCAACTGACAGGAGCATGATCTATGGCACTCGTCCTCGCGGATCGAGTCCGTGAAACTACCACCACTACAGGCACTGGCTCTGTAACGCTAGGTGGCGCGTACACGGGCTTTCAGACTTTTCTTGCTGGGGTTGCAAACAACAACAGCACGTACTACACCATTGCCAACGTAACCACAGGCGAGTGGGAAGTAGGGATTGGCACGTACACCACGGCAGGTAACTTACTCTCTCGTACAACTGTCCTGTCTTCCAGCAACGGCGGGTCTCTTGTCAATTTTGCTGCGGGATCAAAAGATGTGTTCGTCACCCAGCCTTCCGAGCGGGCGGTGTACATAGACTCTGCGGGGACTACGGTTGATGTAAACATCTTGGCCGCTTCGGGGGACTCGTCGTTCAACTCCACGGGCGCGTTAAAAATCTCGGCGGGTACGACAGGCCAGCGGCCTACGGGAGCAGTTGGCAAGATTCGTTGGAACAGCACGTTATCCCAGTATGAGGGGTATGACGGCGCAAACTGGACGCTCTTGGGTGGGGCAGTAATCTCTAACGACACAAGCACGGCAACGAACCTGTACCCGGTGTACTCCAGCGTCACAACTGGCAACGCTTCCACTTTATATACAGGCAACGCCAAGCTGCTCTACAAGCCAAGCACAGGGGAGTTGCAGGCTTCAGTCCCAGTTGCATTGAATGGGCTTGTGGTGAACAGCCAAACGGTATCTGCAAGTTACACCATTGCGGTGGGGTATTCAGCTATGTCTGCTGGGCCTGTAGCTGTGGCAAGTGGGCAAGCGGTAACGGTCAGTTCAGGCAGTCGTTGGGTAATTGTTTAAGGATTTGATATGGCAAGCGTTGTTGTAAATGGAGATACATCAGGGGCTGTGACCCTGACCGCACCAGCAGTGGCTGGCACTGTGACTGTGACTTTGCCGTCTACATCGGGGGTTATGGCTGTTGGCGGCGGGACGATCACCACCCTTACCACCACAAGTGACAT